TTTTCAAAGGCTTCAACTTTGGCGGCAAAATGGTCGAACCGGGCGGGTTCTTTCAGTCGGTCTATTTTACTAAGCTGGTTGATGTGGTATTGGTACTGGTCGATTGCCATTACCTCGGGGTAGAGCTTGCGCTTGGCACGCTGTATGAGCCGCAACACGGCTTCGCGCTCGTTGGCGGACAGCTGCACACGTTCATCCGGCTGCTTGCTTTGCAGCTTGCGTCGGGCGGTATGCAGGGCGCCTGGGTTGATAGATAGTTTTGGAATAACAGCCATGGTTTTTTGAATTAAGAATTAATAATTGAAGATGGATACCCGGCCTTTCACATCCGGGAATCCTATACGTTTGCTTCTTTCGGGATGGAAAGAATCTTCATCTGGATTTTCTTTTGTTTTTTATGTGTACCAAGGTGCATTTATCACTGCAAAATTTAGAATGCTTTTGGTACCCATTACTTTCCCTGTTTTACGTTGCGGTTAATCTATTTTGCCCTGCTTTAGGCCGGTTTTTAAATCGGCTTTGCTCACCGTGCAAATTTTGTCCATTGTGTTATCATTGACGATGAAAAACGGCTGTTGCTGTTCATCCACATGCACGGTTATCTACAAGTGCTTAATTCTGTGCATTAAACAAAGTCGGTGCTTCAATCTCTTTTTCTTTTCTTTTTTCTCCCACCCTTTCACTCGCAGTATTAAAATAATCTTCATTCATTTCAATACCTATTCCGTTTCTGTTGGTGTTTTTACAAGCTACTAAAGCACTTCCGCTTCCCATAGTTAAATCAACTACTAAATCATTTTCATTACTAAAAGTCTTAATTAAATCTTCTAATAATAATACAGGCTTTTGTGTTGGGTGGTGTCCTGTGTAATCTTTTTTGTATTTTAAGATATTGCTTTTGTATTTGTTGCCTTCCCATAGGTTGAAAGTACTTGGGTATTTTTCGTTATGTTTTTTTAAATAATCTAATCTTTCATTTTCTTTACTTAGTTTAAAGTCGTTTTCTTTACTTTTTAAAATATCCCATTCTTTAAAAAAATCAGCATTTAAAAAACCTAATTTATTAGCCATTTTATAATATGTTTCTTTAGGTGGCAATCTAAACTGCGAGCTATTTATTCTAAATAAAAAATGATAGCCACTTTGCCCCATTATATTTAATATATCTTTTTTAGTTAGTTTAATATGTTTTAAAACTTTCTCAGCGTAACCCCTTAAAGGATGGTTTAATTCTTTATCAACATCTGGTATAGCTTCACTGCTTTTACTAAACACTAAAACATCTTCAGTAAAACTTACCATATTAACTTTAGCACCTAAAGCAACTGCAAAATTATCTTTTTCCCAAGTCGCTCTATAACTAAACGGTATGTTTGGTATTGCTTCCGTTATTAATTTAGTGGTGTAAGGTTCTTGGCTAAACAGTATCATTTTACCATTTTTTCTTAATATACGGTTTGCAATATCATATACTTTTTTAGGCTCTATTGCTAAATCCCAACCATTAATCCCAAGTTTTCTACCCCCATCGGTATTCATATTTCCATAAGGCAAATCTGTCAATATTAAATCTACACTACCACTTTCAATTTTATCACTTTCAATAAGGCAATCACCTTTGTATAAGTGTATCATCTATTTTAATTTTTCAAATTAATTTGCCAACGCTCAAAAAAGAAAAGAAAAAGGTTCAGTTCTATTAATTAAGTTTTATCGTTTAAAGTCGCACCAGTAGGTAACACTGTATAAAAGCCATAGAAAAAACGGCTCTTATACTAAACGTTAGGCACAATTAAAAAAGGGCTCGTTGCTTTCTATAAGGTTCGAGCCTTTTGTTTGCCTTATCAAAATAGTCCTTATCAATTTCACAAGCGGTTAAATCAAACCCCAAGTCATCACAAGCAATAGCAATGCTTCCACTTCCTAAATGCGTGTCAATTATTTTATCACCAGCTTTAGTGTAATTTTGTAAAATCCATCTATATAAATCAACGGGCTTTTGGGTTGGGTGTATTCGTTTAACTTGTTTCTTCTTTTTAAATCCAGCCCATAAATAATCAAACATATTTACTTTTCTATCAAAGGAAGTCCAAGCCAATTCAGCCATAGATAAATGCTCTTTAATATCAGCCTTTTTGTTCCATACAATCCAACCCTTACTTGGTGGTAAATGTTCAGTAAAATAATTACCACCCCACACAATTTGATTTTTACTTACTCTTTGTAACTCTTTAAAGTATTCTGCAGTAGGTATTTGGCTATCATCAAACGCCTTGTATATTTGGCTAGTTGGGTTTTTCCATTTTACAGTTGGTCTATCACCTGTTTTATTTCTTTGCCCATTTTCACCTATTCCATAAGGAGGGTCAACTATTGCCAAATCAAATTGATTGTCCTCGCATTGCTTCATAAAAGGCAAACAGTCAAGGTTATGTAATTCTATTTTACTTCTGTGCATAATTCATTTTTTTAAAAGTGCCTAACAATGTGTAAAACGGCATTAAAACGACCGTTTACACTCAGCATTATCAGCCCGATATCGTCGTAGGATGAGGGGTTATTTTGTAAACGCACACCTGCGTTTGAAAGGGCACGTAGCCCGTTTTACCGGAATCGTCCGGTTGAAAAACCGTGCTTTCGCAGGCGTCTTGGGTGCATTCGATAAAGGTTACGTCATCTTTTTTTACCGTGGCTGCTTTGCCGGGCGGGGTGTCCTTTTTTGCTTCGCCGATGTCGTGTATATTATCCATAATTGAGGTTGAGGCTAAGGTTTAGGTTTAGGTTTAGGTTGAGGCTAAGGAATCAATTTCGATTTGTCGGGTGTCGGGTTGCCCCGCACGGGCGGTATTGCACCCGCCACAGTACACCTGCCGCTTTTGTTTGATGTAGTTTTCTTTGCATTCGCAATCCCAAAAGTTGGGGTTGGTTTGTATTGAGGGCTTATTGCTGATAACTGTTTGCTTTGCCATGCTATCCTCTTTTTTCGGGTTTAATGTACTGCCATTTCAAAAATTTAAAGAACCTTTTTTCGGTCGGGAATTCGGGTTTATTGCCATTTCCATGTATAAGCGCACCGTCTTTGGCCTCGTAGCCTAAAACATTGCATCGCCCGGCGATTTCTTTTGCGTAAGAAACGGGCCCGGTGCAGATGGCCAGCATACGCCCCCATTGCTCCGGCACCGGCATAAAGAGGTCAACCCGGGTGGTGCCGTATAAAAACTGCTGGTAGCGCGGCCCGCCTTTTAAAATCTTAAGCCCCTTCCGCCGGTGGTGCTGCATGGTTAAATAATGGATGACCAAATTTTGTCTAAAGGGGAACATTTCGCCAGGGCTTACTGCTTTGCCCACGCGGGGGATGCACATAATGTCTATGTCGCCCACTTCGGCTTCGCGGCGGCGGATAGACCCGGCCACGGTGCATTTGCCGGCTTCGCATAGCGGGGTTAAATCATCTAAGAGCCGGCGGGCGGTGGTGTCGGCTTCAATTAGCGATAATGTGTGTTTGCGCGTTGCTATTCCTTCCATGGGGCTAAGGTTTAGGTTAAGGTTAAAAACCTACTTTCGATTAAAACTATTTTCATCAAAAAAGCCGATGATCTTTTTTATAGTGCAAATTGTTGTTCTCGGTGATGCGGTTTTTGTTGCTTGGTTCGGCTACCACCGGGTCGGGTGGATCTGAAAATATTTCTTTGTTGAGGTCGTATTTTTCGGCGTTTTTACGCAGTTGGTTTTTCAGGGCTTTATTTTTGTTGCGCAGCTGCTCAATGGTGCTGTTCATTTCACTGCACATTTCTACAAATTGCGCTTCGTTGGCTTTGTGCTTTTTAATTTGAAGCAACAGCACGGGCACATCTTTGATATAATGGGCAGGTATCTTGGCCGCCATTTGGGCGGGTATTTCTTGCATTTGGGTGAGGCTGTCGGCCCGTTTTTCAATTTGTTGGCGGCGTAGTGAATTCATGCGTTGCTCATTATGATGTAAGCGATTGCAGTAAAGAGGAAAACCACAAAGCAAATACTAATAGCAGTAAACCAGCTTGGTTCTTCCGGGCCGTGTTGGTCCTTTTCTTGTAGTACTACATTTAAGGGAAGCCTTGAAGCTAAATATTCAGCTTCATCATGGGCGGCCGCAAAATTGATGTGCCAGGTACCTTCGCGTTCTTGCCAACTTTCTATGATGCACTTTTTTAAAATCTCAAAGCGTTCATCAGGCAATGAATTTGCTTCACTTATTGGAAAAATGGGGGTTTGATCTTTGCTTTTTTCCATAACCGCTACCTATTAAGTTCAGATTTATGTATCTCTAAGCGCCCGTTGCGCTTTCGTGTGTTGCTAAACCGTCTTCTTATAAAATTTTGGATGGTCGCGTTTGGCCTGCCGTACTTTTTGCCGGGCCGCTTCGCGAATCCAGGGTGTTCCCTGCGGATCTTTCGTCGCTTGGATAACGGCCGAGTGCGAAACGCCAATACGCCCGTCCGGCTTTTGTAACTGCGCGGCCCAATCGCTGATGGTGTCGTATGATGCTTTAAGGGCTTCCTTTAATTCTTTGTGTAATAAATCGGCTTTCATTTTTTTAAAACCTTAGTTACAATTATGTAAGTAACACTGTTGTAAGTATAATCAGTAATAACTATTTTGCCAACTGTTAATTCTACAATTAACGAAATATCAGATAGGGTTATTGTCTAAGTTCTTCTTATTCAACCAATAAGGAATTTTTATTGGTGTGTAAAATAAAACCCCATTCGTTGATTACGGATTTAAAATCGGGTAGGATAAAGGCACCAGGTGCAGTATCCCATGTCCATGTGGTAATAGTATTATCAATCCTAGTACCCCCGATCCGCTAAGTATTCATCAAGCATATTAATCGTGTGCCCGTTGCCTTCCGTTGCGCTATTTTTGAATGCCCGCAGCCCGTCGTAAGAGATTTGATCTTCCAGGTCCTTATGAATGGCATACAAAGAAGTGTCCGATTCGTGCATGTAATCAAGAAGCCTATTTCGCAGTCTGTCTGTGA